AAAATCAATCCAAGAGGTGTCGGATCAGCAAAAGTTAGGACGGGATGAATGGTTAGAGGACAAAGCTATTGCAGCGCGAATCAGGATCCTGCGATTTAATGATGAACTGCTTATGAGCGGCAAGGAAGGCTCTAACTACCCAAGGCATAGTAAAGAGAGCTTCGATCAGACGCTTGACGATATAACCTATTACGAGGATTACTGCGAAGATCATAAGCATTTCAGGAATGATAAGGCCGTTATGGCAATTAGGAATGTTAAGCGCTGCTATGAAAAGTGCTGCATTGATAATGATTTCTTATAAGGAGGGATGTGTATATGTGGTGGAAGCTGATAATAGCGTTTACAGTTGGCTTTGCAGCCTGCTTTCTGGTGGTGTTTCTTCTTATTAAAAAGATCAATAAAGGGAAGAACAGGCATATATCACTCAATACGTTCTCGAAATTCATAGTAGCGGCCGTTATGTCGCATGGGATGATACTCACCACACTGTCATATGTCCTTGCGTTTATAGGCATGGATCCTGTGGTCGATGTTTCGTCAACTATCGTGAGGGAAATAGTGGCCCCGGTGCTCACATATCTTGCCACCAACACGATCATGAACATATTCGAGAAGAACAAGCTGATGTTTTCAGTCCCGATAAGCAGCACGATAGTCGATACGGCAGGAAAGAAGTACACATATTTGGGCGCAACCGACTCCCTGTTAGGTGAGACGGATGATGATAGCATAGGATAAGGAGGACACATATATGGAAGACATTATTTTTGAGGTTGTAAAGCTCGTAGTTATGGTGGTATTCTTGGTAATGAGCAGATATCTTATCCCTTGGATAAAGGAACAGTTAGGGGATATCAGATATTCCCGGGTAGAACGTGAGATATCCAAGCTCGTGTATGCGATACAGGAACGGTACGGGGATGATAAGACGGGACCGGAACGTAGAGCGATCGTTACCGAGAAGATAAAAGAATTTCTGATTTCCAAGAATATATCACTGACAGATGAACAGATCAGAGAGTTGAACGATGCGGCTGTCAGGGCCATGAAGATTGCCGAGGAAATGAATGCAAAACCTGAAGTGGCAGCGGAATAAATATTGCAGGTAAAAGCACAGAAAAAGCGAGATAAATTAAGTTAGATAGCACTTAGTAATAGGCGCATAATAGACAAAATGCATTGAAAGTACCGTGTTTACTGCAAACGTATGATAAGGCTATGATAGCACAGGGTGTATGCTAATCACAAAAACGAACCCCAGAATCGCTTGGTTCTGGGGTTTTTCTTTTTCTGAAAAATTATAAATACGAGATAAAACGAGTTAATATGAGATAGTAATAGACAAGTAATAGACAAGTAATAGACGCGTAATAGACAAAGCAAAATGTATAATAGACACGATATTATTCATCTTTACCGTATAAATATTCACTTCACAGAAAGCCATTTTGGACGATTTGCCCCCGTTTCGCATATTTATATCTTATTGACCTCACAGAGCAAATCTGCTATGGATTTGTGCGTGTAGACACCCTTTGTAACGTCATTCCTAAGTGAATGCCCCATGATGAGTTTGGTGCATACATCATTTGCCCCTGCTTTATCCATGAGTGTAGCAAATGTGTGCCGGCTGTCGTGGGGGATATGTTGCATATTGAGACGGTTCATGACGGTGTTGAAGTTGGCGCTGACATATGTTCCGTAAGTGTAATGGTTGCCGTATTTGTTGTTTATCAGGTATTTCCGGTCCTTGTTGTATCTATTCTTTACAAGGGGCAGTATTTTGTCAGCTATCGGGATGATCCGGTCTATTCCGGCCTCTGTTTTCATACCGCCGACCATATACTGTTCTTCGAGGTGCACGTTCTCCACAAGGATATTAAGAAGTTCCGTAGGGCGCATACCGGTATAGATGTAGATCAGCAGGATATCGACGTTGTTGATCTCATACAGATTATTCCATAGCTTGCCGATTTCCTCGGCGGTATATGGTGAATGTATTTCCGTATCTGCGTCAGTCCACTCGTATATAAGGAATTTCGTCATATCAGTGTCAACGTAGTTATTCATGAGGGCATATGAGTATAGCTGTTTTATTATCGACCTCATATTGCCAATGGTAGAAGCGGATTTATGGTTATAACTGTTTAAGACTTCCTGAATATCTGAAGTCCGTATGGCAATGAATTTCTTTCCGTGAAGTGCGCCAAAATGATTGTAGGCAATATCATAATTGCGCCATGTTTCATCCGAGAGCTTCTTTTTGAGACTTTTCTTATATTTTGACCATTTACTATACATTTCGGCGAATGTGGGGCTGTCAGTAAATCTCCTGTGTTCTTCAATGACATTTCCGTTATTTAATTCGGACAGGAGCGAGTAGGCAAGTTCCGGTTTCTCGAAATAACCATGAAATTTATAGGTCTGGCGAAATTCTGCATCGGTCTCGATGGAATATTCTTCTTTGAGATAAGCGGCATATTCACGCGTCCGATCAGTTGACATGGCCGACCAATGACTCTTCTTTGAAATCCATTGAAAGCCAAGGCGCTTCAATTCTCTTAAAATATCAGCTGCCGGAACTTCTTCAAGGTAAACGTTAACATATTCCGTTATATCGGATGTTCTGACGGCATAAGGCCGCCTCCTTTTCCCAGAGAGTTTCACGACTGAGCCGTATCCATTTGGCATTTTCATGATGTTTTCCTCCGTAAAAAGGGCACAAAAATAGCCCGTAAACATTGTTTGCTCACCGGCTAAGTGATATAATACAAGGTGTTCAGTCGAGTATTTATCGGATAACCGGTATTTACCGAAAAGAGCCGTCTCCGCCAAGGGACGGTTTTCTTTTACTTATACTTGGTTCTGCATTCGACGACTTTACCTATGATACGCACAGGCAGTTCTTCAATCTCCTTATCTGAGTAAAAAACAGGCTCATAAGCACTGTTTACTGATATTAAGGTCAGCCCGTTCTTACTCTTAAGTAATTTCTTGCATACCGCATCATCCCCATTAACAAGAGCAATTACTATATCATAGCTCTTTGCATCGTCCTGTTGCCTTACGATCACAGTAGAACCGTTCTTGATCTCAGGTTCCATAGAGTCGCCCTTGATCCGTAGGGCAAAATAAGAACCGGAATGCGCCATTTTTTCGGAAATCTCTTCATAGTCCAGAACTTCTTCGATGGCTGATATGGGGATCCCTGCCGCAACCCTACCGAGTACGGGAATACGGACAGCCTTTTTCGCCACTACAGTTTCGGATAAGTCAATCATTACATCATCACCCACCATAGCAAACAATTCGTCAAAGCTCATAAACATAGCCTTGGCCGCCTTCTGGATGGTTGCCACCGTAGGTGTGACCGCCTTCCCGCGCCGGTTAGTATTGTGTTCAAGTTGCCATAAATAAGCCTTGGAAAATCCGGCGGCTTCAGCGAACTCTCGCATACTAAGCTCATGCTCTTCACGATACTTTGCGATAATCTGCCCCAAAGTCATAACCTTATCACCTCCTATTTATATAGTATATGGTTTACATATCTCGTTAAGACTACTTTACAATAAATGGTCACAAAAGTCAACAAAAAACGTTCGCCATGCTTGACAGACAATTTTATCTGTGGTATGCTTGTATCGTTCAGTCGAGCGAACGACAAAAGAAAGGAGGACAGGATGACAGCAGGAGATGTTTTTAGCGACAATGTGAAGCTATTCCGTAATAGGCTCAAAATGTCCCAGGATGAGCTGGCAGAGAAAAGCGGAGTATCAAGAACGATAATCAGTCAGATTGAAAATAAGAAATTTGATATTGAAAGCATGAGACACGGCACGATCAAGAGTCTGGCAGATGCGCTTGGTGTTCCTTATGGGGAATTGATAGGAGAGGATACCTATGAGTTTATCAAAGAGAAAACAGCCAAGTCTGCAATAAATGCCATAAAAAACTCATTGCAGGTTGACCTGAAAAAAATTTTTACCTAAAGCGTTCGCCGTACTGAACGGCAGAGGGAATAAATATGGAAGACAGAGTATCAATAAAGACCGCAGCATCAGAGCTTGGGATGAGTGTAACAACCCTTCGCGGTCTGATGAAACAAGGGAAACTCGATATTGGGTATGCCCTTAAGAAAGAAGGGAGCAAGCGGTGGAGCTTTTTCGTTTGGCGTAAGCCCCTTGATGAATTAAAGGAAAAATTAGGCATTGAGAGGAGGTGAATAAGGAAATGAAGGGTACTGTTAAGTGGTTTGACAACAAGAAGGGATATGGATTTATCACGGAAGAAGACGGTAATGAGTTATTTGTTCATTACAGCGATATTGCTACTGAAGGCTTCAGGAAGCTCGAAGAAGGACAACAAGTTACCTATGAGAGAGCTGAATGTGATAAAGGCAACAAGGCAATTAACGTAATTCCGGCGTGATACGAGGGGACGGGGAATGAGAAATACTTTGAGCATTATTGTGGGCATACTGATTGGGGCTTGCATAGGAATCATGTCTATCGGACATCAGAAAGTAGCTCGGACAGACTACATCAAAGACTTTAAGGCATATTCGTCAGTATCAGATCATGAGAGACCAGCTGATTATGTTTATGATGATGAAACAATCATCAATACCGAAGAATGGCAACTAAAGTGCGAAAGCGAGGCGGTTTTGAGCTATCAGGAAATGAGAGCGGAATATCAGAGTATGTGGGATGCGCAGATTTTCCTCAAAGAAAACGAGATCGTTATTCCAGAGGATGTAATTCTCTTATGTGAAACCGCAGGTCAGGTATTCAATATCGAGCCTGAATTGTTAGAGGCAATATGCTGGGTGGAAAGC